GAACCATAATCTTTATAGCTGTTTGCACAATAAAAAGAATATCTATGGTATAATGGATCATTTTTTTCTAGTGCTTCTGCATGAGCTGCTTCTAAAATTTTTGCATCTTTTAAATACTTTTTGGGATCTTGACTTCGGCTACCGCTGCGTCCAGAAACTACAAAATAATTGCCTTCAATTACAGTGTTAGTTGCATTTGGTTCTAAACAACAAATAAATTCATGTATTACAGATTGATATACAAATTGTTTTTTATTATTTATTAGTAAAACACGAGTATAAGCGGTTCCAGTTGGAGATCCAAACTTTAAATGATATTCATCATATATTGTATCACCAAGTTTTGGCATTTTTATGTCTCCTACTATTTCATCATCAGCATCAAAAACAAGAAGTAAATCTGTCTTTTTATAAGCGCGTTTTAATGCTAATGTTCTGTTATGTGCAAAATTTTTCCATTCATCAGTATGTAGTTCTCCGTTAATATTTTTACTCTTAAAAAAATCATAAATTATTTGTTTTGTATTATCGGTAGATCCTGTATCACAAATAACCCAATAGCTGAATTTAATTTTTCTACATAATTTTTCTAGAGTTCCACGTATTATATGTGATTCATTTTTAACTATCATGTTTAAACAAATAGTAAGTTCTTCAGAATCTTTTTCAGTAATGATTAAATCCATTATTAATTATAATTAATTAATTTTATTATATTTAACTAATTATAATTTATATTATTTTATTTGTTAGTTTGTTGTATTTTATATAATGTAAACTAACAGTAATTGTAAATAATTATTAAAGTCTCTAAAATAGTCATAATTGTTTATTTCTTTTAATGCATCTTCGGGTATTTCTGAAAAATGATTTTGATTTTTTATTTTAATATGTGCAATCCCTCTGTAATTAATATTATAATAATAAGAAAATAACAATTTATCTTTATAATGAACTAACAAATAGTAAATTAGTTTCCAAATATCTCCTGTCCATTCTTCGCCATATTTTAAAATACCGTTCTCGTAGTAATGTCTCTCTGGAATTTTAAGCTGTTCATTGTAATTTAATGGTATAATATCATCTATAAAAATAGATCCATTATTATTTAGTACTTTTATGCTATTATTGAAATCACGCAATGCATTTTCTACATGATGCATACCATCTATAAATATAACATCAAAATTTTGCAAAGGTCTTTGTTCAAAAAATTCATCCGATGTGCATTTAATTACACTCATAATATCGCATTTTGGATCAGGGTCTACGCCTGTCTTATTTAAAAAATGAATATTATTATATGTGTAACCACTTTCTACACCAATTTCTAAATACTTACTAGTTTTGTTAGTTAATAAGTTAATAACTTGATGTCTATCGTTAAATGTTGGTGCATTATATTTTGGTCTTTGAATTCCTATATCTAATATTTCATACTTTTCAGTAGATAAATACATGACTTTAAAATAATTTGTTAGTTCTTCATTAGTATGATCTATCAAAGTATAACATTTTATTTTATCTAGTTTTAAATAATCTAATCTAGACCATAGGTATTCTAAACTGCATTTGTTTTCTAACAAAATAATATCATATTTAAATTCCATATTTTCTTTTGTATTTGAATCTAAAAGCGTTCTAATACGATCTAAATTATAAAGTAAACTATCATAACCTATAATACAAATTTGATAGTTAGTATCTGGATTAACTAACAAATTGCAATATTTGTTAGTATAAGTAGCTGAATCTCTTAACCAGATCTTAGAATGTTCATTAACATATTTTTGATCTTCATATGCATCTAGTAACCTCATTTTTTCATGTATATTATATGTTTGATAATAAATTGGACTAATATATTCGGGACCTAACCGATTGATCTCTTTATTACGAATAAGTGAAAAATTATTGTCTCCTTCATTCATGTATTGAATATAGCCTAATTTATGAATTTTTGCCATTTTATATCCTTTACCTTTTTTTTCAGATGCATTTATTGCAGTTCTTAATAAAATTTCATAGTCATCACATATATGTAAATGTTCACTATAATTGCCTAGTTCAAATAAAAAATCTCGTCGCCATATTCGTGGATGATTAGGACAACAAACTAAATGACTTAATGTAATATTATTTATGTTAGGTGTGATATATACTAATCGCCATTTATCTTTATATTTCATTGAATAATAACCACCATATCCTTTGCAAATGAAATCACCATACCACTGATTTGCACCCGATTCATAGATACAAATAAAATCCATATAAATAAAACCAACATCAGATTTTTCTTCAAATAAGTTTGCAGCATCTTGCAAAACATCTGGTAAAATTTCATCATCATGATCCATCTCCAACACATATTTTCCGCGACATAATCCAACAGCCTCATTTTTAACATTTCCTATGCTGCCATTATTTTGTGAATGTCTATAAAATCGTATACGATTATCATTTATAAATTTTTTTCTTAAAAACTGAAAATGCTTATCATCAGGAGAATCATCCATAATGACCCATTCCCAGTCTTTAAGCGTTTGGGCTTTTAAGCTATCATAAACGCGCATAATTTTATGAAATGAATTGAATGAAGGTGTAAAAAGAGAAAAAGTTGGTCTTAAAATCTCTCTAGATAAAGAACAATTAGTAATAAATTTGACATTAACATATTTATTAAATGTTTGAACAACTGGAATATTTCTTAGATGCAGTCGTTTAACAAACATTTTTTCAGAAATAATTTGTAATAATTCATCATTATATTCTGTGTCAGAATATCCATAAGTAATTAATAAATGAAAGTTTGCATTATGTAGTTTTTCAATCTTTTTTAAATTGTTAGTTATGTATATACTGCAATCTAATTTATCAGCATTTTTTGTAAAGAACTCATCTACTTTGCTATATTGATCGTGGCGAAAAAAAATAATAAATGGAAATTTCATTTGTTATATTTTAACTTTTAAATAAGTATTTAAATAAGTATAATTAAATAAATATATTTTATAAATTTTATTTCTTTATATTACAAATTTTATATATTTAAATTTAAAACTCTGGAGTATGTTTCTTGAAAATGCAGCCTTGAGGAATTAACCCTTTGACTTCAGTTGTCACAGTTGCTGGATTCTGATTGTCACAATTTGACATCCAAATTTTAATAATACAGAAATTCTTTTTTGGTGAAATGGTTATTCCTGTAACGCAACTAACAAATGAAGGGGTGTTGCTAATTGTTTCGCCCACAAGCACATAATTTAATTCTCTCCAAACCTCACAGACATTTTTGTTTGAAACCTTGTATGAAAAGCTACCGCCATTTCTATTTTTTGGATCTTCCCACATTGGAGCAATCCCGTCCTTCATAACAAATAGCATACATGCTTTAATTAATGGATCTGGTGTCGTCTCGGTCATTGCAATAGAATCCTCTAGAGTTTTAATGGGAGAAATTAATCTATAACTTTTTACACTCCAATCACTATCTTGAGGCAAATGTGCCCATAAATTCCATTTATTTTTTAATGGATGCGTGGTTGCTGCGCTAATACTGGTATTACTTTTAGTATTCATTGTTATTGCTGTTTGAGGAGTAACCATTATAGATATATTAGTTCAATTTTTTTTAAATTATTTTATTAATATTAATTAAAAATAATTTAAATATGTGTTATTGATTTACTTTTTATTTTGGCCCTTCTACACTTCCTTCATTACTATCTATAAATACTTCTCCTTCTCCTTCTTGCTCTCCTCCATTATTTATAATATAATAACCATCTTTATCTATTACTATAGATTGTTCATGATTTAAATATATCATATTTACTTCGTGATCCATTAATTCTAATTGATATGTTGTTAGTTCATTTTCTGTATAAGAAAAATTAAGGTTCAAAACTTTATTAATATAATATTGCACAAAGTTCTTATTAATTATATTTCCTACTAAATAATAGTTAAAATCATCTGTTTTTAAATTTATATTATGTCGCATCCCATTATAATTTAAATATAATGCTATAA